TGTTGCGGAATATTGCGAACTCATTCGGCGAAATTCATCGGTGTTTCGTTTTCCATCACGTTCCAATGCGATCAATTGCGCGGCTAATTCTTTGGATGCGTTTTTCAATTCACGCGTTTGTTTGACCAATTGTGTGTAAGCGGAATTTTCTTGATCCGCAATTTTTTTCGCGCGTTCCGATGCTTTGATTTGTCGTTCGGTTTCACGTTGCAAATCACGTTCCAATCGCAATCGTTCACGTTCCGTTTTGATTTTTTGTTGATCCGTTTTAATCGATTGTTGATCCACACGTTGTGATTCTTGATCCGTTTTCAACGATTGTTGTTTCACGCGTTCGGTTTCTTGCATTGTTTTTTTCCGGTGTTGTTCGGTGACTTCCGTTGCTTTCAATGCTTTTTGTTTCAATTCCTCGATTTTGATCGATTCCATCATCAATTTGTTTGCTTTGGATTGATCATCCGCAAATTGTTTGATGGTTTTTGATGAATCCATTTTGTTTGATCCAATGGATGATTTCAATGAATTCGCGGTTTCTTTTACTTGCGATTCCATTTTTTCCAAAACGGCGATTGTTTCCGTTGCGGATTCACGAACACCGCGAAAAATGTCTTCGTTTTCAAAAATTTCCGATGCTTTTATTACTTTTGCCATTTTAATTCGTTTTAACGTGTTTTAGATGCGTTTGATTCCACTTTATTGATTCGTTCAAATTCATTCGTTAGAACGAAAAATTCGCGTGTAGAAATCGATTTTGCGTTGATCCATGAATTCATCCATTTGGAAATGTGGATCAATGATTGTTCAATTGTCATTCCGGAACCGGCATTTTTCAACATTGATTCGATTTTTGCAATTTGCATGTCGATTTCAGTTAATTTAAACCGGTTTTTTGTCAATATAAAATCCAATTCTAACATCGCGCGTTTTTTTTGTGCTTCCAACATTTTTTTGTGCAATTTCGACAAACCAAAATCGTGAACGTATTGATCAAACAATTCATCAAAAACGATCGCATCCGCAATTTCATTTCCATCACCAATTTGTTTCCGAATGAACGTTGTTGAACCATCCATGATTTTGATCCAATTCCACAACGGCAATTCATCGATTGTCAAATAGTATTTTTCGCGATTCACGAATGAATCGATCGCGGATTTCGTTTGCGAGTTTTGTTTTGTTTTCGTCAGTAAGCGCAATAATGTTTTCACCATATTTCCAAAATAAATTCGTTTTTTCTCCATCATCATCAATTTTAATTGGATCCGCATCAAATGTGATCGATGGATCGGAACCAATTCCAATCGTGATGAACATCGATTTGTAAAATTCACCGGAATCAAACAATGTGTAATGTGTTCCGGCGATTTTTTCCGGATTGATCATTTCCGTAAATTCGGAATAAACACCAATTTCATCACCATCACCATCAATTCCACGTTTGAACAATTGATCTTGTCGAATCCAATTCAAAATTTGTGTTTTGAATGCCGGATCGGAAAAAACCGCTAACCAAATGGATCGCATGTGCAACATCATTCGCGAACGATTCAAAACAACACCAATTTCCGTTTTCATCAAATCCATAAATCAAAATTAAGCAAAAAAAAGCGATGATCCGAGAATCACCGCTTTTTCACAATTCAAAATGGTTGTTGTTTATTAAATCAACGTTTGTGTTTCTTTGATGATTTGATTCGCAACCGATTTTTCAATTCGTTTGATTCCTTTTGTTTTTTCAACCCAAATTTCAAATGATTTTTTGAAAAGATCATTTTGTCGTTCGGTTTTCAACATTGATTTCAATCGATTTTGAAATGATTCCGGATCCGATTTGTAATCAAACACCAAAATGGAAACGGAACCGGCATTCACTTCGAATGATTCTTGCCACAACCAAATGATCGATTTCAACGATCGCGGTTGCTTATTAATCGAACGAAAATATTTGATCGCCGCGTTCACATTGGTGAATTTTCGCATTCCGGATTCGTTGAATTCAATTTCACGTTTTTTTGCAAATGAAATTTCTTTTTCAATCAATTCATCCAATTGTTTTTGTTGTTCCGTTGTTTCCATTTTTTATCGTTTTAATTAATTACGCACCAACGAACGAAATTGTTCCGGTGAAACCATCGCGAACAATCGACAATGTGTAAGAATCACCGGTAACGAATGCAAACGACAATGTGTAATTCGCTTCCGTTGGTAAATTTTCCACAACTCCACCAATCACCTCAATTGATGATGATGTATTGTTGTACAACGAAAAATCGGATGCCGTTGCACCTTTGAACATCAACGGATTCAATGCCGTTCCATAGTCCAAATTCGCATCAAACGTGATCGATGTGTTCGCCACTTGTGACAAATTAAACATGTTCACATCCAACAATCCTTCCAAATCGTTGAAATTTTGAACCGCTTCCGTTGGTGTGATCATGTACATTGTTCCCTCGTTGAATAAACGATCGAAATCAAATCCTAACATGATTTTTGATGTCGTTGAATCCGTTGCAAAAGCATATTTTGGATCCCACGATGGATTGTCTACCGGAATAGGCAATAAAAAATCACCAACTTTTGATCCAACCAAATTTCCAACAACATCAACGATGTAAATTCCAAAATCAACACATCGGTTGCCTTGTAATTTATTCAACAATGTTGGTGATGAATCTTCCGACCATAATTCACCGGCGAACGAACGTTTTCCTTGACGTAAAAAAACCATTCTTCCGGAATTTGCTTCTTCGAATTGTGAATCCGCTTTCGGCAATTCAACATTTTCGAAAACCGGCAATGGAAACCAACGTTTTGAAACATCCAATTCATTCACCAAATCATTCCACACCGGCAACGGCGCAGTCAAATCGATTGCATTCAACGTTCCATCATTTGCATATTTTGGAACCAATATCATTTTTGAAGTCACCGATTGAATTGGTACACAATTCGGTCTTCCGGTATTTGATAAACCGGCTTCGCAATTACACCCTAATAAAGCCATTTTTTTTAATTTTTAAAATTTTTAATACTATTAACATTTACAATTTCCTTTGAATTTTGATAATGTGAACCGCAATTCAACACCACTTAAATTCGCATCCAAAACATTTTGAAACGCGCCGTTTTCACGTTCAACACCAAATCGTGAGAATGTGAATCGATCGGTTCGTTCCACCAATTTAAACATCGCATTGAATTCGATCACATGCAAAAATTCATCAATCAATTTGTTCATCGGTTGAACAACGTTCGTTCGATGATCCATTGTGTAAAAATTTACTGCATCCGTTTCATCCAAAAAAAACATTCGCAAATCCGTTTCAAATTCAACGGATGATCCACGATGGAATGTTGTGAACCGGATCATTTCCAACAACCAAATGATCGGTGTTTTCCTTGTCAAATCCGGATCCGCTTTCAACCATTCAATGTTCGCGTTCATTTTTGTTCCGGTGATTCCAAATGGAACCGGCAAAAACACGATTTGATTCAATGTTCCGGTTTCCAATGGATTTGCTTTGAACCATTGATCCGGTTCCAATTGCGTGATTTCAAATTGTTCATTGTTTTCATTCAAAACAATTTTTCCAACACGCAACCATTTCGTTTGACATGTGAAAAACTTTTGTTCCACGACATCGAATTCACCAACAATTGAATTGTCTATTCCGGCGATTATTTCATCAATTACGTTTGCAATGTCTTTTTCCATGTCAAATCCAATAAGCAAATTCTTTTTTCACACCATTCCAATTCGAACATCCACCAACACCAACACGAGCAACATCAAATGTCGCGGTGTGATTGTTGAATTGATCAACGATCAACGAATCACCAACCAAATAATTTTCACCGCCGGATGTGTTTGCATCGATTTCGATGGATGTGATTTCACCATTTGTCATTGAAACAATTTCAATGGTTGCATCGTTATTTCCACCATTCAATGTCAAAACATCACCGATTGTGAATCCGTTTCCGGTTGATTTCACGATGATTGAATCGATCACACCGGCGATTGTTGTGATTGTGAATTCCGCGCCGTTTTGCGATGTCACATCACCATCGATGTAATTTGTTCCGGCGGTCAAAACGATGAATGTGTTCACACCATCAATTCCGTTTGCGGTGATATTCGCCAAACATCCGGAACCAATTGGATTCACATCAATCACATCAACAATCGAAACAACATCGATCACACAATCACCATTTCCGATCGGAATCGTTAATGAATCACCAACCATCAATCCGGAACCTCCGTTCACGATTGAAACCGATGAAACACCGCCGAATCCATCATCAACAACATCAACAACAACACCAAACACCGCCGGATCACACAAAACATTTGATTGTGATGTGTAGCCGGTTCCAATCGTTTGAATGTTGAACGAATCCGCAACCGAATAAACAATCGAATTGAAATTGATTGTTGGAACGTTTTGTTGTGTAACGTAACCGAAACCGGATGTGATGTTGGAAATTTCCACAATTTGACCGGTTTTCAATGGTCGGTTTAACAAAATAAAATTGCGAATCGCGTTGAATGTTTTCACCGAATCGTTGTAGCGACCATACATGGTCGAATAAAGTGTTGAAACCACACGCGAATTTTCGTTTTGTGGAATCACATTTCCGATCGATGATGGTTGATTGATCAAATCTTTTGAGTATTCGAAATAAACAAAACCTTTTAGCATGTCGAAAATTCCATCGGAAATCAATGTTTGATTGAATGCCGCATCCGTTTGAAACGGATTGAACAAAAATTGGAATGATGGTGATAATGGTTCCAACGTGATCGGATCGAAATCCGCGATGAATTCATCAAACAATTTCGCACCAAACAAATCGATCAAATATTTTCGTTCATAGCGATCGATGTAATCAACCAAATTTGGTTGCGAATACATTCCTTTGTGCAATTCAAATTTTCCAACAAAATCCGATGGTTTCAACATGCCGTTAATTTTTTAAGTTTCCTAATTTTCGATTCAAAAAGATTCGCAACAATTCACCGGTGATTTTCCACAATGTTCCTTTCGGCATCAATTTCGATGTTCCATTGGATTCAAACATGTATTCCTTGCGATCATCAATTGAACCAATTTCGATTTCAACCGATTTTCCGGAATTTGTTTTTTCAATATGAACATCAACAATCGGTGAATCAACATCGATGGTTGTTTTTCCATCCGCATCACGTTTGATTTCGACATCAACAAATTTAGTGTCGATTTTCACATCAATTGGTTTGCGTGTTTTCCGTTGTTTTTTTGGTTTTTCCATGTTTTGAAATTTAATTCATTTCACGATTAAATCGCCGGATCCAATGCAACAATTGATGTTTGGATGTTTCCTTTGACAAACGCGTTTAAATCGTTTAATTTGATGTAATTCACACCGCGTGTTTCACAAATGATTGAAATCATGTTTCGTGTGAAATCATCGTTTTCATAGCCGAATGTGATGTTCATGTTTTCACGAATTTTCAAATAATCGCGTGACATGTCACCAACTAAAAATGTTCCGGCAACCATCCATGTTGTTGAAACGATTGTCAAATTCGCGATTTTTGGTTGCGATGTAACCGGATCAATATAAAAAATAGGGTAAGAATACATTCCATCCAATGTTTTTGTCAATTGCAATTTTGCAACATCAATTGGATTCAAAACAACATGCGTTGGATAAAATTTCGCCGCTTCGATGTTTGCACATGCTACACGAATAACATCATGTAAATTCGCCGCGATGATCGTGTTCGCAAATGTTCCGGCAGTCCATGCCGAAGCCAATGTGAACATTCCTTCCAATTGTGATCCAACACCGGTTCCATTCAAAATTCCATTTTCCAAATCATCGGAAACGGAAGCCATTAAATCGGTGTTGATTTCATTTTGCATGAACGGAAGATCCGCCAACATTTCTTTTGAAACTTTGATCACACCGGCGATTTTTTTCACCTCTTTTGAAACTTCCGCATATTTCATTTCTCCTTGCGGTTTTGCAACGGCTTCACCAATGAAATCGGATGTTGATTGTTGTGTTTGTTGAATGTAAGTCACGAATTTTGATGTAGTCACACCGCGATTCACAACGTTTTGCAACAACACACGTTGTCTTGCAATTCGATTGATTTCCGGATCCAACACCGACAATGCGATGTTTCCGGTGTAGTCACCATTGATTGTTGTATCTGCTTTCAAATCCAATGTGATCGATTTTCCGGCTTTCACCGCATCCAATTGATCCTTGATTCCTTTGATTGCTTTTTCACCAATCGTTCGCGGTTCAACACCTTTTTCAACGGCGCGTTCCGACATTGCTTCGAATTTACCTTCCATTTTCGCAATCGCTTTTTCCATTTCATGCGATTTTGCTTCGAATGTTTTCAACGTTTCCAATTCGGATTTGATGTGATTCACATCATCCATTGATGGTGTTGTAGCCATTTTTTCGGTGATCAATCCATTGATTTTTTCAATTACTTGATCCGTAGTTAAATTGTTTTCCACTTTTTTTTGTTTTTAAATTATTACTTTATTTTTCCAATCACATCGTTCCAATTCACATCATTGTTGATCGGCTCATTTATCATTGAATGGTGTTTCAACACCGGTTCATGAATCGCGAGTGAAACCAATTGCGAATTCAAACGTTTCAATTGCATTTCCATTTCGAACAAACGATCATCGGATCCTTTTCCATTCACCAATGATTTTGTGATGGTTTCGATGCGTTCGTTGATTCGTTGAATGTGTTCGTGTTTTTGTTCGGATTTCATGATTTCAACAACATTTGTTTGATCATTCGCGCCAAACGTGACCGCGCTACCTTCCCACAATTGCAATTCATTGATTTGATAAAATCCACCATTTTCCAATGATGAATCTTCGATGAATTTGATTTTGTCGGAAATGTATCGGAAACCAATTGAATGTTCGCGGATGATTCCATCATTGTAATCATTCCACGCATCGTTTCCGGCGGTTGAATTTCCTAAATAACCGACCGCAAACAAACCAATGTTATCTTCCTCTAATTGCGTGAATTTTCCGATTTGTTGCATCCAATCATGATGTCGCAAAAACGCGATTTTTCGGTTGGATGGTGAATCAACACCATGTTCGCGGATGGATTTTGTGAACGCACCGCGTTTGATCATGTCAAAATCGGAATCAATCACATCAAATTTCGATAAATAAATTGCAACGGATCGGTTTTCCGAATCAATGTCCTTGATTTCAGTTACATTTTTTGTTTGGTATGTGTTCAAAAATTTATTCATTTCGTTTCAAATTTAAGTATTTTTTTCTATTTCCAACAACAAACGAATTTCATCCGGTGATAAAACACCAAACGGAATGATTTTTTCGACCGCTTCCGCGCGTGTTTTCATCGTTTGTGCGGATTGCAATTCATCCGTTTGTAAAACCGGCAAATGATTAAATTCGGCGATCAAACGCAAACCATCATCAGTCAATCCGCATTGTTGCGAAATTGCATCATAGATTTGTTGTGTTTCCGGAATGATCGTGTCTTGATAACACATCCGGATGGAATCACGAACGTTTGTGAACGTTGTTCCTTTTTCGGATGAAAACAAATGAATCGACAAACCAAACGCATCAATCAACGCGATTTTGTCGGCGGTTAATTCTTCAAACAACATCAAATCTTTTGTTGGAAACGACATCGGCTGCCATGTGACATCCGATTCGGTGATGATCAATTCATCTTTTGATCGTTTGAACCAATCACGTTGAATTTGTTTTTTGTCTTCCGGTGTCATTGGAATGGATCCACCAATATCACTATTTTTTGCGGTTAAAATTCCAATTGCACCGATGTTTTCCAACAACACATTTCGTTTGTGATATTGTGCGCGGATGTTTGACAATGGAAATTTCAATGATTCGATTCGTGAAATTGGATTGATCAAATTCATTCCATCCGATGTTGTGATGTAAATCACATCAATTGGTTCCAACGTTTCCACCTCACCATCATCGTAATAAAACACATAGTTTTGGATCAAACCATCCACATCCATTTGTTTCAATTTTTTTCCGGTTGTGTTGATTTTGATTTTGTTCGATGGTAGTGGAACCATTAAATTCCGGATTTTGAATGATCGTTCCGGTGAATAAATGAATGTATTTGAATATAAACCATCTTGAACACCGATCGAAAAAATAAAATCAGACCATGATTGTGTTCCGTTTGGTTTTTTGATGATTTCATTGAACCAATGGTTTTCAACTTCGTTTCCGTTTTTATCAACCAAACATGGTTTCGCCGAAGCCATCATGTTTGATCGTTTGGAAATCACCGCGCGGAGTTCCGGTATTTCCAAAAATAATTTCCACGCATCGTTCGTGTCTATCCAAACGGCATCTTTTTTTCCCCACAATTGCGATTGAACCGGAAACAATTTTTCAAATTGTCGAACAAAACGATCCGATGGATCCATTGTAATTCCGAAAAATGATTCCCAAAATGAAACGTTCACCATAATTTTTTCTTATTTATTTGATCAAAGTTACTTACATTTTTTTATTTTTTAAACATTCCACGCATAAACATCGACAAACCGCAAATGCAATCCGGCGCATCATCGTTTTTATTTTTTCCATCCTTTGTGAATGCGACCATGTTTTGCATGAACAACGCGTGATTTGGATGATCAATTTTCACGAATGAAAAATCATTCATCACGAATGCGGATTGCATGATGATCCGCGTGATTTTGTTTGTTGTGTTTGGAACCAACAAAATTCGTGTTTTTGTCAAACGTTGAACCATTCGACCAAACATCGCACCAACATTGTTCGATTCAACGCGACAATAGGAAACCGACCATTGTTCCAATTTTTGAGCAACCAACGGAATTGTGATGTCGGTGTTTTCGCGTGTGAAAATGTAATCAACAACGAACCATTGATCACGAATCACAACGGCGATTGCACACGCGGTGTAGTCGTTTCCTTGATCCGCAACATCCACATAAGCAAAAGCACCATCGATTCCGGTTGGATTTGATTGTGATTTGTTTGATTCCGCAATTGAATTGAATTCATCCAAATCCAACGTTTTCAAATCGTTAAACAATCGACCTTGAACATCGACCGGTGTTTGTTGATATTCCGCACTCCAAATTTCCGGCGGTGTTTGTTTTCGTTTTTCCAAATAATCATCCGTTGATAAAACGTTTTCGCAAAATGATTTTTCGTTTTCATCCAATGCCGGAACAATGATCATTTCATCGTAAATTGAACGATCCGAATTCCTACCGATCATGTCGTTGATTGACCATCGCGTTCCAATATCGATCCGAACACATCCACGTTCAAAACGTGAATCATGCGTTGATTCTTTCCATTGGATGATCCGATCATTCATGGTGTCTGACATCGCATCTTCGATTCCACGATACAAATCATCAGTGATCGCGATGTTTGAAGCACCAAAACCAATGATGGTTCCACCAACACCGGCTCCAAAATAACCGACCATTTTTGATTTGTTGGTGTTCCATCCTTGCAAATTTGATTTGTCCTCCGACAATTGAACATCCGGAAACACCATTCGGAATTTATCGGATCGAACAATGTTTCGAACATCGTAGGAAAATTTCAAAAACAATGTCGCGGTGCAAGTGTTCCGCATCACCGATTTTTCCGGATTTCGACCAATAGTCCATGCGCAAAACAATGATGTGATGTAAGATTTTCCGGCGCGAGGTGGCATCGAAACACACAATGATTTGATTTCGCGTGTTTCAATTCGTTGGAATGAATCCGCAATTGTTTTCAAAAATGGTCGCGATTCAAAAAATTCCGAATCGTAATTCATGCAAAACATCCAAAAATCACGTTTAGCCAATTCCAAACGCAACATCGATTTCATTTGTTGTTTCGCGTGTTCATTCATCCGCATTCGGTTCGTTTAACATGTCGATGATTTGTTGTGTTGTTAAACCGGAAAAATCCGGTGTGTGTGATTTCATGTCGATTTCCGATCGTTCGATGAATCCGCGTTTTTTTCCTTTGGTTTTTAAATAGAAAATTGTTGCGGCGGTTGATCCATCACGAATTTGTTTGTGCAATTCCGATTCGGCAAAATCCAATGTGATTTCGGAAACATCATCGACCAATTTTTTGAATTCCGGATCGATGTTCATCCAATCGTAAAATGTCGAACGATGGATTCCAACATTTCGACATGCAATGGTCACAATTCCGAGTGATTTTTCCAACGAATCGATCATTTGTTTTTTTAGCATGTCGGTTCGTGTCGATTTCGGCATTGGTTTTTCCGATTTTGTTTTTGGAATCCGAATCGGTTTTTTCGGTTCATTTTGGTTTTTATCGGTTTTCATTTTGTTCAATTTTTGAATGAATTAATTGTTTGAATTGAACCAACATGTTTTTTCGCAAATCCAATTCGTTTTCCCTCCATCGTTTTTGAATGTTCAACCATTTGTTCCATTCCGGTTTCATCATTTCAATCGTGTTCAACAACGATTCGTGATCATCAACAATGAATGGTTCCATTTCATCCATGAATCCACCAATTTCGGATTTCCGGATCGTGTTCAAACAATTACGATCGAACAACATGATCACATTGCAAAATCCGGCTTCATACCATCGATTAGCCAAATTGTTGAACATCGAATGTGTAAATTCATCCTCAATGTATAAAGAAAATTTGAAATGATTCAATGTTTCGCGTTTGTTCATCCACGACAATTTCCGGATCCATGATGGATCACATCCAATGTGTTTGTATTTTTTGAAATTTTTATCGGATGTTGACAAATGGATTCCATGTTGCAAATAACGTTTGAAATACATTGATCGATTTTTGCGAAATGTTCCGTAATAGATGCAATCGTATTTTTTGCTCGTGTTTTCGTTTGGTTTCCGCGCAAATAACAAATTCAAATTGAACACATGATGTTCCAAAACATGTTTTTCATGGATCGCGAATCCATCAAAATTTGTGATGTAAATGAACGGAGGTGGAAACGTTGAAACGAATGAAATTTGTTCGTATTCATTCGAAATCAAAACGCGCGGCGCATCCGGATTGTTTTCCACCATTTTTTTGATCATTTGGAATGGTGCATAAAAAGCCGTATAAGACAACATTAAAATGTCGTATTTTTTTGTTAATGCGACCAAATAATCGTTTTCGGTGATCAACACATCCGCGTTCAAATGTTTTCCAATGATGATCGAATTTCGCAAATGCGCATCAATTCCTTTGGTTGCATCAAATTTTTTGTTTGGATATATTTCCAAAATAGCCATTTTCATCACAAACCGATTTTGATCAAAAATTCATTGAATCCAATTTTGGTTGTTGAACAATTCAATTTGGTTTGCAATTGTTCCATTTGTTCAATTGAATCACATTTGATTGTGAAATTCACCGATTCATTGAAACCATTTGCGTTTTCGATGTCGAACAAATCATCATCATTGAATGCAATTGGAACATCAACACCCCAACCAATGAGTTCATTTGCATCAAACGTGTTTCCGAGCATGTCAAAATCCCACTCACCAAATCCAACGTTGTCTTTCACAATGAATTCGTTTTTTTCGGCATCCGTTAAACCGGAAACAACCATCACCGGAATTTCATCCAATCCGGCGGTTTTACATGCGCGAAATCGCATGTTTCCGCCTAAAATGATCATGTTTTCATCAACGACAATTGGTCGAATTTCCAACATTTTTCCAAATTTTTTGATTGATTCGACTAATTTTTCGAATTTGTGATCGCGAATAAATCGCGGATTTTGATCATTCAACCGCAATTGGTTGATTTTAATCAATTGAATGTTTGGTGTTTGCATTGTATGTTTGTTTTTTTTAGAATACTAAAAAATCCGACAATTGCCGGATTTGATTTTTGTTTTTTTTTCAATTCAAATGATCCATTCAATAAATTTGTAAATTGAATAAATAATTGAAACCGCAACAATTCGAACCATCGTTTGAATCATTTTTTGAGTATTATCGAACCATTTTTGAATCGGTTCCATCGGCATCCACACCAAACAAACCAAAATAATTCGATCAACCAAATAAATCATCAACGAAATTGGAAGCAATATCAATCCGGCGATCATTTTCAAATAATAAAATTTATCTTTTTTCATGTTATTTTTTTTTAATTGTTTGGAACCGGCGATGCGTTCGTTTTTGAATCGTCAAACACAAAAAAATGGAATTTTGCATCGCCGGAAATCCAAACATTGTTCAAAGATATTGTTTTTTTTCGTTTTCCGCGCATTTCATCCATCATGTGAACCGAAACCATCATTCCGCGCGTTTTGTTTTTCACGTTGGATGAAAACAATGTATCTCGCCAATCCAAACCATTTTGCGATCAACCATTTCAAAATTTTCATCCGATTTGAAAAAAAATTTTCGGAAATTGCAATTTTTCCATCACCGCGATTGCAATTGTTTCCATTCCGGTGACTACACGTTCTTCGATTTCAACATCCGCGTGATCCGGATTTCCAAAATGCGTTTCAATCATGATCGACATGTGACATGATTCGTGTGAAATCAACGCGGCGGTTTTCCAAATTGGTTGTTCATTCATTGTTTTCAAATTCAAAAACATGAATGGTTTTTGTGACAAATCACAATCAACATCATCCGGATGATAATTCACCAAACCATCAATGTAGGTTCCACCGGATTGAATTCGTTTTTCACATTCACGAACGTTCAATCCATGAAATTCCGTTCGGTTGTAATATCGAAACAATTCACGCGCATCATCCGAAACGAACAACATGAATTCGAAATCAACATCGTATTTGCGCGGATTTTGTGAACATTCAATTTTGATTGTTGAAACCGCAATTTTAATTTTTGACATCATTTGTTTTTTGTTTTTATGGTTTAGAATTTATCACAATGGATTCGTGATGGATAGCCGGAATAGATTGTGTTCATCAATGTTGGTTCATCATCGTTCCAATGTAATTCATCATTGAAATACTCAAAATCAATTCCAAATGATTCCGGATCAACCGCGATTTCCGATTCCAATGTTTCACAAATCAATTTGATGTTGCGATCGTTCAATTGGATTTTCCAACAACGTTCCGGATCATCGTGTTCAACATCGTAAATTTTGACATCAACGCGTTCAAAACAACCATCACCATCAAACGATTGAATGTCGATGTCGTAATCAAACCAAAACACGATCACATCGCGTTTTTCACCGGTGAAAATTGATCCGTAACCTTTACCGGATGATGTTCCATCAAAATGTTCAACATCGATCAATTTCCAATTTTTATTTTCCATTTTATATTCCATTTTTTTTCGTTTTTATGGTTGTGAAATTGTGACCAAAATTCGTGATGTGATCCAAATGTCGATTCGACCAAACATGTCGATTTGCGCGTTTTTATTTGCAAACAATTTCGTGATTTCATTTTTGTTTGGAATCGCAATATAAATTTTTGTCGATGTGATTTGAATGATCGTTGCGGTTTCAATTATTTGCGGATCAATTGTTTTGATTGCAAAATTCCAATAGCGCATTTGAACCGGCATTGCAACGATTTTTGGAAACCATTGTTCATCAATGTAAAATCCATTTTTTTTTGTTTTCATGTTTTCGTGTGTTTGATGTTATTTGAAAAACCGGATCCACATTGGATCCGGCATGATGTTTTTTTTTATGCAAATATGAATCGATTGTTTTTTGACATTTCACGCAATCCGTTTCGATATTTTTCATCTTTTTTGTATGCAACATTTGATGAAAATTCGAATGATTCGATCAAATTGTTTGTGATCATTTGCATCCATTCCGCGATGATTTCCGGTGTGTTTTTTTCAATGTTAAACAAATCCAATCCAACCGGTTGTTTCATGTTTAAATTAACGCGGCGCAATGGTGCGGATGTCAATGATGATGATCCAATTGATAATTGTTTCATGAAATTGATTCCATCGGCGGTGTAATTGATCCACATTGTGAAATCCAATCCGTAATTGTGAACCGGATTTGCATCAACGATGAACAAATTGTGGATTGGATATTTTGACCAACGTTCCATTTCGTGTTTCACCAAATGTTCATAACCAAAATTCGCCGCGTGTTTTTGAACGAATCCGGATTCCATCAATTCATCCAATGTTTTGAATTGATTTTTTACGATTTTTTTGTCCGACCATTCGATCCAAATTCTGTTTTCGTTGTTAACTGATTCATTTTCAACGATTTGTGTGTTTTTTGTTTCCATTTTTACGTTTTTTTTAATGTTTGACATGCACAAATATAACAATTTTATTTTGTTATCAAACAAAAAACAAAAAAAAGATAAAAAAAAACCGGAAATTTTTCATTCCGGTTCATTTTGTTGGTTGTTAAATCAATTTTGATCAATGTGTTTTCCGATTTTTTCCAACGTTTTTGAATTCAACGATCGTTCATCGGTGTTCATGAAACACCACAAATGTGATTGGTGAATTCCGGCATTCCGAGCAAATGCGCTCAATGTGATGTTTTGATGTTCCAAATGGTTTTTGATCATTCGTTTCACATTTTCATTCAATTTTGACAAATCGTTTGCATTCATGGTTTTTTGTTTTAAAATGGAGGTTCATTGAATAATTCATCAACCGATTTTGATGGTTGTTCCGTTCGCGCGTTTTCAATCGCGGATGTTTGTTTGGTTTCCATTTCCGATTGTGTTCGATCCATGAAATTTTGTTTCGCGGTTCCGGATGCAAATTGGATCGACCAACATTCAATCGTGTTGAACCATTTCACATCACCGGTTGGAGAAGTCCATTCTCGACCGCGCAAATTGTAAGAACATTCAACCGATTCGCCAAATTTCAAATTGTCGATCAAATCGGTTTTGTCGTTTGTTAATTGCATCGAAACCAATTGTGGAAATTTTTCATCCGTTTTGATCACGAAATCGCGTTTTTGAAATTTATCGGAAACGCGAATGGTTGTTCCAATGTGATGAATTGTTCCAACAATTTTGTTGATTTTGTTTTCCATTTTTTTTAGTATTTTATGGTGAAAAATGTGATTCCGAACAACCGGAATTCAAATAATTTTTGTTTTGTTTCAACGTGTTGTTCCGTTGATTTTATTTCATTCAATGTTTGATTTGCATCATTCAACAATTTTTGATTGATTGATTGCAATTCCAACAAATTTTTGATTCGATTTTCCGATTCATCAATTTCAATGTGTTCGTTTTGAATTGGAATGTTTGATTTGATCGAATTTAATTTTGATTTTTGAATTTCATTGTTCCATTTTTTAATTGATTCCGGATCCGTTTGAACGGCATCAAACAACAAATTTCGTTGAACCGGTTTTGGTTCGCGTTTTCCTTTGAT